TCACTTACCCCACTCGTCGTGCAGCACGCGGTTAGGGTCAGGATCGGCAGCAGCAGCAGAATCTTCATCGCGTCTCACCTTTGCGTTGTCGGCGCCGGTGCGGGCGGCGTCCTCGTTGGACTTTGCATTGATGGCGTCGCCCTGGGCAGTACGCCTTTCCGCGTCGGCCACCTTCTGGTCAGCCTGCGCCGCGGTGGTCTGGGCTTGCTTGTGACGGGCCCAGCCGAACAGGACGCCGAGCACGACCAGCAGCCACGGCCCAGCCTTCAGAGCGATCTCGATCAGGCTGCTCATGGCGTCACCCCGATACGCGCTTGCGCGTGATATCCCGGCCATGTTTCCGCGCGAGGCTTCCCCGGGCGCCAGGTGCGCAGGTACAGCCCCCACGATCCATCAGCATCGTCGATGGCCGGCAAGCGGTAGGGATCGGTGAACAGCAGCAGCCGGGCTATGCCAGCAGCCAGCACGTCGTCAGTCTCCAGCGCACGCCAGATCGACTCGGGTAGGAATTGCACGCCACGCGCCGCGCACAACCTATCCAGCCAAAAGCGGCTGGCGTCATGCAGATAGATGCCCCAGACGCCGCCGCGCGATTGCCGCGTGCCCAGCTCGAACTGGGGGAAGCCACGGGCCGGACCGTTGCCCATCTGCTTCCGGTAGATCAGGCCGGATTCCTGCAGGCAGATGGCAGTCACCATCACCTGCGCTTCCGGCTTGTTCATCGCGGCCGGCAGGATGGCGAGCGCATCGGCCAACGGGCCACGAACAAATTCACGCGGAGTCATCTCTACCCCCCTTGTCCTTCTTGCGGATCGACGTGTACCGCACGAAGACCACCAGCAGGAACGCCACCGTGGACACCCAGCGTGCGGTGCCCTCTGGCAGTGCAGCCTTCAGATCCTGCGGCAACAGGTTCCAGGTATCCACCAGCGTCGGCCCGAAGGCCGCAACCGCGGCGAACAGGCTGGCAAGGATCACCGTGCCCTTGCGATGGAGCCGACGCCAGTTGTCCGCCATTCCGATCTTCCAGTTCATTTCGACCACCTCCGCATGTCAGGCCGCGCGCCGGCGGCGTTGTCCATCAGGTACCGCCGAATTTCTTTCACGTCATTGCTGACGCCGTTCAGCTGTTCCTTCACGTCGGTGCTGATTGCGCGCACCTGCTGGTTCGTCTCTTCCCGCTGCTGGCGCATGTCGGCCTCCACCCTAGAGAAATGTCGCTCGTGCTCGCCGTCCTTCTGTTCAAGGGCAGAGACGCGGCCGATCACGCCGTAGTACGCGATCGTCAGCGCGACTGCGCCACCGATGACGCTACCAACCAGCGTTTGCAGGCTCACCGTCGTGTCAATCCATCGAGGCCTTCGGCCCGCGCTAGGCGTCGTGTTATCCGTCATGTGTTCCCCGGCAGCAAAGAAAAAAGCCCGCTCTCGGCGGGCAAATGAAGGCGTGTGCGAATCGTCAGGCTGGCTGCGCTGGCCATGGCGGCGTGACCAACGAGAGATTCACGCGATTGACAGCCACCCGATACTGTTTCCAGAGCTTCAGCGCGGCGATCTCCTCCGCCGTCGCCTCATCCAGATCCACCGCGTCCTGCAGTGGCGCAATGCGCGCCGAGGCTGTGGCCAGCAACGTGTCGCGCATCGCGGTGTTACCCGACAGGGTCTCTGCAGCAGTCGGCGCCGGCGGTACGTATGGTGCAAAAACACCATTGACGTAGCTATCACCGACATTGAAACCGACCACGCCCGTGACATCGACCAGGGTAGCCACGACCTCCGGATGAAAGCGCCGCCCAATTGGCACTTCGTCGCCGGCCTTGAATGTCGGCCAGTCTGCTGGCTGAGTGCTCATGCCAGATTCGGGATCGTCAGCATTGATTGGAACCGACATGAACTTCGGCGCGTCAATTTCGTAGACCATCGGGTCGATGATTTCGACCACCCGGCCATTCTCAATACGGGCATAGATCTTCATGTTCGGTCCTTATGCATACTCTTCTACGATGATGGCTCCGGCTACGCCGTTTCCTCCGGAAAACACACCTGTACTCGCTCCCGCAAGCGCTCCACCCCCTGCAGATCCTCGAACAACGCCAGCAATGCCAGCACTCGATGAAGTAGGTTGCGCGCCGCCACCTGAGCCATAGATGACGGAGCCACCGCCAGCGCCTGACGCAAAGCTACTGGTGGATGTTCCTACACCGAGAGTGCCATCCGATCCTTTACCGTTCTCGACATTACCGCCGCTGCCAACGCCGCCATAGCCATTGATGGTCACGTACGGTGGAATTGCGGCAGGCCCATTTCCTCCCTGCCCACCCCCAGTCGCAGAAAGTAGAGGGCCAAACGACGTCGTGCCCCCACTGCTTACGCCGCCCGCAACACCGCCGGCTCCGATAGTCATACTCACCCCCGAAAACCCGCTAGTCAGATAACTAATAGCGTGCCCACCGCCACCGCCACCGCCACCCACCGACAGCTGCCCGACTCCCGTGGTACTGGTGCTCCCGCCCGCGCCACCACCGCCGACCACTGTCACCCGCACGGAGTTAGTTCCAGCCGTAGGCGTGTAGGTACCATTTGCGGTGAAGACACGAATGTTCAGCAGGCGCCCTACGGCCTGGCCAAGCTGCATAGCGTGCGTGCTGAGCGTCGCGGGCGCCACGGCGAACGTCTTGGTGACGTCCCCGTTCACCGCTGCAGCCGCGAGCTTGAAATTCGCCAAAACCGTGGCCGTCGTGCCGTCGTCCAGAACGTCCTGCCCGGTGCGGTCCGAAATGAACTGCGCCAGCACTGCAGCCATGATGCTGGATTGGCGCCAGACCTTATTGAGCTGAGCCGACTGCGCAACGCCGGACGAGAAGCCCGCGGTGCGCGCGGCCAGCGCGGCATAGGTCGCCTGAGTAATGACGTTGGCGGCGCCTGCGCCACCGAAGACGAGAAAGTCGTTTGCCATATTTGCCTTTACAGGGGAGTTCCCCATGCGCCGGCGTCAAAACCAGCGACGAGGTTATTGCTCATATCGAAGCCGAACATCGGTGCGCCATCCACGGATGTGACGACGACGATATTGATGCCCACGCCTTCGGGCTTGAGAGGGATGATTCCATTCGCGAGCAGTGCCAGGAACACGGCCGACGGGATGTTCCCCGCGATGCCGATGGTCATCGACATGTCCTGGTTGTCCTGAATGAAGACGAACGTGCCACCGCCGAAGATCGAATCCAGGATGGCTTTCGACGATCCGAAGGTGCCATCCCAGTGGTTCGCGCCGATCTTTGCCCGGATCACCAGCCGGTAGGTGTCGTCATCCAACCGAGTCAGGCCTGTGTCCGGATCGAACGGGCCCTTCCAATTTCCCTGATCGAAGCCCAGGCCAGCCGTGTCAAACGAGAAGTAGACATTGGTCAGCGGCACCGGCACGTTGCGCGAGATGCCCACCCACAACCCGACGTCGTCGAGCTGCACGTCTACTGCCGTGTCCAGGTCGAACTTCCCCGGCATGCCGTCGAGCAAGTTCTGCAGGTCCACCATCGGCTGGCTCAGTGCCTCGACCACCGCCATGAAGTCGGGCTGCTGGTTGTGCTCGCTGGTGACGAGATCGGTGTACGTAGCGATGTCCGCCATTTCACGTCACCGTCAGAGTTACGGCAGCCGGCGTGCACGCGGCGACCTGGTTGAAAGCCAGGGCCACGTCGGGCACGCCCGCGCCACCGGGGCCAGTCAGCGCCAGCGCCGTGAGCTTGAACACGGTACCGCCCCCGACGCCGTTCGCTGCCGTGATGGCGTCCGCCCATTCGACGCTGCCCGACAGCCCGCCGCCGATGGCCACGGCGTTGATGTAGTCGGAGATCGCCTGCTTGATGGCGTCACCAATGGCCGATGTGTAGCCAGTCAGCGCCCGGACGGTGGCCGTCACGGCCACATTGGCGGTCGAGGGCCGGTAGAACCGGATGGTGATCGGCCGTCCATAGACGTCGAGCACCGTAATCGCGGTCGTCCCGTAGGTGCCAGAACCGGGCGTCTTCTTCCCGGCGATGGCCTGGGCAATTGCCGTGGCATCGCCCCCTTCGACCACCAGTGAGATCGAATGCGCGGGGATTCCGTTAGCATCCGTCGAGTTCGTGTCGTTTTCGTAGGCCGCTAGCCGCGTGACGCCGGCGATGTTCGACACGGCGCCGATGATCCCGTCGAGCACCGTGAGCGACGGCAGCGCGGTTGAAACCGTCTGCCGCTGGCGCAGAGTTGCATCCTTCTCGACAGGCGCGCCCTCCGCAGCATCGGCTGGGTTGGTGACCGTCTGCCACCCAAGTGTCGGCGTGGCGATCTGATTGATGGTGCCCGCCGGTGCCGAGATCGCGCCGAGCGTCTGGCACGTCGCCGTCACCGTGAGCTGGCCTTCCGGCGGAATGGTGATCGACGCCGGCAGCGCCCACTTGTTGCCGTTCGTGTCCTTGGCGATGCCATTGTTGATCGGCCGGCCCGCCTGACCGACGACGATCAGATCGGCGCTCGAGAACGATGCCGCCTTCCTGGCAATGCCGTTGATCTTCACGTTGCTGGACAGTGCATCATCCTGCGCCGTGGCCGGGCTGAACGACCGGTAGATCGAGATTGCCACAGCGTTTGCATCGTTGATCGCCGAAGCGAAGACCGCGAGCAGCTGGCCGTCCTGGCTGTCCGCCTCCAGGTAGACGTCCGGCCCGTAGATCGCGCGGAACTGGTCCTGCAGGTATTCCAGCACTTCGGCGTACGTCGGCGCCGTGATGCCGCTAGCATCGATCGTCGGTGCGGTGGTGGTGATCGCCATTACAGAGTCGCCTCAACTGTGGTGGGGCCGTAGATAGTGCTGATGGTCGCGGTGACGCTCAGTGCCCGCTTCTCGGTGTCGACGGAGCTGGAGTACTCAGTGATCTGTAGCACGCCCTGCGTGCCCAAAATGCGCTGGCGGATCGCCGCGTCGTAGGTTCCATTGGTGTACTTGCCCAGCACCTCGGTGTTCCACGGCATGCCCTCGGCGTTGTCCAGAAACCATTCCCCGCGCAGCAGGCGCAGCCGGGTGAGTACTGCCTGGCCAACTGCCTCTGGCACGTCTTTGTAGAAGTCGGCCTGCTGCCCACCGAAGACGTAGTCGCCGGTGGCGGAGAGCTTTCGGTACCGCATGGGAATCCTCAGTTGACCGGGCCGGTGTTGCCGCCCTGCGGATCGGAGTGGGTGTGCGTGTCGTCCACGCGCTTGCCGTTCGCCAGGATCTGGCCAATCACGTTCAGCACGCCGTTGAACACTGCAGCCGCGCCGCTGGCCGCGCTGCCGACCATTCCGCCGACGAAGGTCAGCAATCCCGTGATCGTCACGGCGGCCGAGAACGTGGACAGGGGAGCCACCACGTCGAAGCCGCCCGGCGCCACGATCTTGACCTTCTGTAGCGTGGGGTTCATCTCGATGTACGTCGCGCCGCTTTCGGAACGGAGTTGGGTCGCCGTGGTGCTGACGTTCGCCAGCGCCCGCGGCTTCGAGCGGAAACCCAACAGCACGAATCCGTCCGAGAGATCGTGCATGCGCACCTCGGCCTGTTCCTGCACTCCGCCGGACTGCCACCATCCATCGATGCACCGGCTGGCAAACACCACCAGACACTCGTCTCCTGGAGCAACGGGGAAGGTCAGACTACAATTCCCGCCAGATGGGAACTGCACTGGGCAATCGACCAGTAGCGGCAACGGTGTGCTCACGATGGAGCCATCCAACTGCCTGACGAGTACTTTGATTGCCGGCTGTACGGCGCAGGTCAAGGGAAAGTCACCGCCACCCGAGAACGACTGAATGATTCCTGGCAACGCCGTCCACAACCCCACGCGCATCCCGTCAAGCGCTTCCCGGAGCGCCGTCTCGGGATCGCCTACTCTCTCTCTTCTGTCCATGGGGGTCGCTATGAAAATGCTGGTACTGATCGCCGCTGTGCTTGCCACGGCCGTCGCCGCGGCGGAAGAGGCATACGTCTATCCGTTCGCCGGCATGCAGGTCGGACAGACGGTCAACAACCCGTTCCCGACGATCCTCTACCTGAACAAGAAATGCGATCTTCCGTTGGTGCACACCAAGGACATGCGCGCCTATGCTTCCTATCGGGGGATCTGGGAGATCGGATGTTGGGGAAAAAACATCAACGGCAATGCCGTGATCATCGTTCCGCAGATGCCACCCGACTCGATTCCGCTCAGCGTTCTGCCTCTGGCTGATGTCCAGGCCGACCGAAACACCATGACAATAAAGGCGCTGCCGACCTACGGGCGCTAACCGAATTTTTTGATCACGTTGTCCGGCGGTACATCGCCTCGGTTGATGAATTGCTTGGGCAGCACGGTCGCGTCCGCCGCCAAACAGATCACGTCCGTGTAGTACTCGTTGCCCCGCGTATCGCCCGAGTGCTCGGCGACCATCACGTAGTAGAAGCCATCGTCCTGTAGCTTCGCCTGATGCTGTATCAGCTCGTTCTGGGCCTGCTGCCCGACGCTCAAGCTGTACTCGTAGCGTTGCACGCTGGCATTGTCGATCTTGATGAGCTGGCAGATTTTCACGTTCGGGTTCAGCAGCATCTTGACGGTGATCCCGTTCTGGGTCTGCTCGGGCAGGCCGACCATGCCGGTCTCGGAAGTGATCACCGGGATGTCGCCGGGCATATATGAGGTCTCGGGCACCATGATGGCCTTGCCGTCCTGGATGCTCCACACAGTCTGGTTCGTTTTTGCGACCGATCGCATGAAGTCACGAGCCATCCCGAACATCACCTTGCCACGCGGCAGCGCGTTGGCCGACAGGGTCGGAACATATCCTTGCGTCACCCCGAATGGGTTCATCGCCGCAACGGCCGCTGTCACATGATCGGCCGATGTCGAGCCGGCCGCCAACGTCGTGTTCACCACCGCGAAGTTGTAGGCCGAGTCGCCATCCGCTGCGGTGATGTCGAGGTACGTATCCGTCTGGCTCTCCCGGCCGCGCCGCACCTGCTTGATGGTGCCGTCGAAGATGATGCCGAAATTGCCCTCATAGCCTCCCTGTACCACCAGCCGCGTGAATTCCTTCTCGATCCGCTGCCGAGTGGTCTCCGAGACGTTGTACACCCGCACACAGGCCGAGTTCGGCGTCTGCAGGTCGCCGCGACTGATCCTGAACACGCACCGCAGCTCCGACAACTCGGTCGCGGCACCGCCCGACTGGCCGACCAAGATGGATACCTTCCGGCCGAACTGTTTCGTACCCATCAGTCTGTCACCCAGAAGACGTGCGACCCGATGCCCAGGTCCTCGAACGTGGGTACGTCGTCGGGATTGGCTGCGCCCTGCACCCACAGCCGGCCGCTGAAGCCCAGATGCCGATACTGCCCCAGTAGGTCCACTCCAGTCACCAACGGAATGCCGCTCACAATCGGCGCGTTGTTGGAATCGGCAATGTCTAACACCCAACCGGCGCCCCCGGCATCCCGGTACTGCACCGTCATGCGGTAATCCACGCCACTGAGCGTCACGGTGAACCGCTGCGGATCTGGCGTCAGCGGGATCTCGTAGAAGGTCGGCATTACATGCTCGTCGGTGGCACCGATCCGCCCGGCGCCGGCGTGGCAGGCATCGCGGCCTTTGTGCCGGTGTTCTGGGTCTCGGCCGTGGCCTGCGGATCAGCTTGGTTTTCCTTGGGCGGCAGCTTTGTCGCCTGCGTCTGCACGATCCGGATCTGCTTCAGGGTGGCGGTTACGCTCAGCGCAGCCCCCGTCTTCTGGTCCTTCACCATGCGCAGCGATTTGAACAGCATGTCGCGGTACATGCGCATAGACGTGACAACGTCGAAGGGCTGGCGCGTCTCCTGCAGCGCCAGCAGCTGCGAGTACACCGTGCTGATGTAGTCGGCGGACGGCAGGCCGCCCCCAGTGAAGATCGACTCCAGCGTCCCGATCAGCGCTGCGAAGTCGGCATTCGACCAGCCGCACTGGATCGTCACCTCGGGTTGCAGCTTGAAAGCGTGATCGTTGATCTGCGCGCCCTTCTCGACCGGGTGCTCGGTGATCTGCAGCTCGTCCTGGTGGGCCTCCTCAAACGTGCAGCCAATCTTCACCGGGCCGATGGTCTTCGGCACCAGGGTGATGATGTCGAGGAAGCTCACGAGATTGCCCCTTGCATGTTGCGCACGATTTCGTCGTTCACCTGGCGCTGGCCGTCGTTGACCGCCCGGCCGGCCGCCGCCGGGTCAGATACGCCATACAGGTTGATGGTCGTTTCCTGCTTCAGGTCGACCGCGGCGGAACCACGGCGCGCGGCTTCCAGATCGGCCTGGGCCGGCCGCTCGTAATACCGCGACACGATCTCGCCCGCCTGCTGGGCGTTCTGCGCGGCGCGAAGGAGCTGGCCGGCGCGCTGCTCAGCGCCCTGCGTCAGTTCGTGGTTCACGAACTGCAGTTGCTCCATCAGGGACGAATCCCGGATGTCCTTGCCGGCCCACGCCTTGAAATTCGCCTGGCGGTCGGGGTGCCATTGCGCGACGCCATAGGCTCGCCCGTTGTCGCCGACCGCCTGGTGGTTCAGGCCGGTGCCGCTCTCGCGCTGCAGGTTGGCCACAATCCCCACAGCCTGGTCATGCGTCCATCCCATACGCTGGAAGAACGACACGGCATCGCCGCCAGTGTTACCCGATCCGGTGGGCTGGCCGGCCGCCGCACGCCGGCGCGCCAGCTCGGCGTCCTCGCCTGTGTTCAGGTCTCCGCTTCGGAACATCAGCGCCGCTGCGCCGCCGATCCGGGCCGCCCAAGGCAGGAAGCGAGCCAACCAGCCAGCGCCCGCGCCAGCGGCGGCCCCAGCGCCGGCTGCACCACCGGCACCGGCAGCGCCACCGGCCGCCGCTGCGGCAGCATTGGCCGCACCCAAGGCGCGCACCGCCGCGACCATCTTCCAGATGCCGCTGACGATCTTGAACCCGCCCAGCGCCCCGAAGGCGCCGACCAGCAGCATGATCTTCGTGGACCAGCCGTCGGTGGCCTTGTCCAGCTCGATGAACTGGTCGACCAACCATGACAGCGGCGGCCCGAGGGCGGTGGTTGCGGCGAGGATCGCGGCGGCGATATCTCCAGCACGGTCAGCAATTTCGTCCGAATGGTCTTCGAACCACTTCTGGAACCGGTCTAGCTGCGGCCCGACCTTGCGCAGCAGCGCGCCTTCCACCTTGATGGCGAAGTTCTCGAAGGTGGTGCCCAGGCCGCGCAGGGCGACCATGAAGGCGTGGGCGTCCTCGGCAGCCTTGTCCAGCCCGTTGCGCCGGGACATTTCCCGGTACTGCTGCATGAACTTGGCGAAATCGCCATCGCGCATCGCCAGCAGCAGGTTCTCGTCGATGCCGAGGACGTTTCCGTACTGGCTGGCCAGGTACGTCGGGCGCTTGGCCAGCTCGGCGCCGAGGTCGGAAAGGATGTCGACGGTGTCGCGTAGCTCGCCGTTCGCGTTGCGCGTCTGCACGCCCAGCGTGGCCAGATAGCCCTCGCCGGCGGGGTTGTTGCGCAGGAACTTGGCCAGGCTCTCGACCGCACCGAATGCCGTCTCGGTCGAGATGCCCATATTGCGGGCGGCGAAGTCGAACGCCTTCAGGCTGGTGGCCGCCGCGCCCGTGCGCTTCGAGACGAAGTACAGGCTCTCCAGCTTCGACGCCAGCGCCGAGACGCCCACGCTGACTGCCAGGGCCGATGCCGAGATGGTAGTCACCAGTTGCTTGACGCCCTTGGTGGCCTGTTCGACGCCGTCGGAGAACTTCTTCAGGCCCTTCTCGTCGACCTTGAAGCCCAGGGCGACGAGGAATTCACGGATGACGGTGCTTTGGGCCATTGTTTCGTTCCGCAATGCGGCGCGCTTCCGCCTGGTTATCGGCTTCCATCATGAGGAAGTCGTTCATCAGCGCGATGTCTTCAAGGCCCAGGGTGCCGTCGAGCAGCGACTCGTACTTGCACATCTGGGCCTTCACGGG